GTGCCAATAATTTACCGCCAACATAATTAAAACCAAGTGGTTGCAGAGGTACAATTGTAGAACCAATTGCAGTATGATTAATCATGCCGCCTTGTGTCTTTAATTCTTTTGACCAACCAATATACTTATCTCTTGGTGTTAAATCAAGAAAGTCAGATGAAATACAAATTACACCAAGATACTTCTTAGTGACTCTATCACGCACGATAAAGTTTAGATTACGACCAATATTAGAATTGTTCTTCATCGTAGAAGAAAATGTTCGAATACAATTCCAAAGTTCAGGCAATTGTTTATCTTTATTAGTGTAGAGAAGTTCTGGTTGCAAAGCTTCATATGCTTCTGGTGTTTCTGGCAACCAAAAGTTACGCTTGATTTCTTCAATTGCACGGCGTTGTTCCTCATCTTCAAGTACACGCTTCTCGCCTTCCCAAAGATCATTTACAACAACAGACGGATAGCGTTCTTGCACTTCACACCATTTCTGGTATAAAGTGTATTCTTTCACATCCATTTTTGAGACATAAGTTAATTCAGTTATAACTCTCTCACGAAGCATACTCTCATCAATGTCTTCATAAACTAGACCCGAATCAAGCCATTTTTTCCATTGTGTTTCAACATCATCTTTTGGGTCAAATGAATAAGTCATTTTATATTTTTTTATTAAAAATTAAGAAAAGACTACCGATAATGAATATCTAAGTCCATGATACGAATGTAATGATGGTTTATGCAACAGTTTAGAAGGAAAAATTAACAATCGATTTGGTTTATATTCCACTGCAATTTCTGTTTCACCTTGAGCATTACAGAAAAGAGTTTCACCGCCCCAATTTCTATCCCATTTATCATTTAAAAAATAAGTCAGAGTCAACATATTATCAGTGCCAAGATTATCATAATGGTATTCATATCTAGTAGATGAATCGGTCGATAATATCCAACATCTCAATATAGTTTTATTGTTTATGAACTTAGAAATTTTTTGAATATTTTGATTGTTCAAAAAATTCATATTTTGCATATCATTTTCTGATATTACACAACCATAAAAATGATAATCAACATTTTCGGTAGAATGTAACAACTTATAGCTTGAATTTTTAGCACCCCATAACAATTTATAATGATCAATCAGATTAAAAAAATTATCAAAAATGTAAATGGACTCACCTGTCGTAGTCGTCATAACTTTATGGTCATCACTATTCATTTTTCATCCTTCTTTTAACTGCTTTGATTTTTTTTTCTTGTTTTGCCTTTGCCATTTTAAGAGCAACTGGACCAACATAACTGGTAAACTTGATTCCATTCATATGGTCAAGTTCATGTAGATAACATCGAGCAGTCAAACCTTCAAGTCTAGTTTTTACAGTTTGGCCATATTCGTTGGTAAACTCTACATTGATCCATTGCGGTCTTTCAATTTTACAAAACAAAGCAGGAAAAGAGAGGCAACCTTCATCTTTTTTCTCAATTTCATCCGACTTCATTAATACTTTTGGGTTGATGCATACCATATTAAACTCTTCATACCCAATAATAAATATTCTAACAGGCATGCCAACTTGATTGGCAGAAAGACCAATGCCACCAAATTTCTTCAATGTAAGTTTCATACCTTCAATTAATGTATTCATTTGTTTATTTGGCAACTCATCTTTATACTCAGGCATTTTTTGGGACAATAAAGGATGATGTTCATTAAATAACGGTAAAGGTTTCAGTACTTTTGGTTTTGCCAAACTATCAGCAGTATTAATAATTAGGACTTCATCACTCATTTTTTCACCTTTGAGAAATTCTTTTCTTTAACAAAACGGATTACATTTGTAAACTTGTCTTGTAACACATCACCTTTGTGTGATATAACAAATAAATTCACACCTTCTAACATATGTAGGATGTTCATTAGATACTCGGTGCCATTGGCGTCAAGACTTGAATCAAATGTTTCATCAAGTATCAGTAGATTGGTGTTGGCAGAGTTCTTCAACTTAGCAACAGCACGCCAAGTCAACATCAAAGCCATATCAATTCTTTGTTTCTCGCCTTCAGAAAAATTATTGTATGAAAACTCATCACGATGCCGAGACTTGATTGTTTCTTTGAACGATTCATCTAGATTAAAATTGACAAAGAAGTCCAGTGATGCTAAATACTTGTTGACCAATTTATTAATCACCGGAAGATACTGTCTTACAATTTTTGTTTTGATACCAGTATCTTTCAATAAATTATAAGCGGCTTCTAGATATGATTTTTCTTGTATTAATGCTTTTAACTCTTCTTGTAGTAGAGACAGAGAGTCCAACAATACTTTTAGGTTGTTGTCTTCTTGCTCTGTCGCTACTTTGGATCCACTAAGTTCTTCAATTTTCTTTTGAAGTTTTGTAATATACTTGTTGGTCTCAATAATTGAAGTGTTATTTGTAGCAATCTTCACCTGAAGTTGTTGAATGGTTGTTTGTATTTCACCAATCTCAATCAACTTTTTCTGTTCTTGGTGTAAAAGAGATTCGAGTTTTTCTAATGCTTGCGTATTCTCTTCAACTTTTCCTCTCAAAGATACAAGTTCGCCGTTTTTAAAGTTTGCAGCGATTGATTGTTTACATGTAGGACAATCATCGTGACTTTCAAAAAAGGTAATATCTTTTTTAAATTTAGACAAGTTGTTTTCTATCTGTGACTCCAACTTTGTCATTTTCTTAACTTTAGTTTCAAGTTCTGTTTTTGAAGAGATTGATTTTTGTAATTCATCAACTCTAGTTGAAATCACCTCATTGTTTGAGGTAAGTTCAGTAACAACAATCAAATTGTTGGCAATTTCATTTTGATGTTTTTGAATTTCATCATCATTTGTTTTCTTTAGATCCTCAATATGTTTCTTTTTCAGTTCGTAGGCCTGTGTGGCCAGTTCAATCTGGTGCTTCGTTGACGAAGTGACTTCTTTGTTTGTCGAAATTCTTTCTCGCACAAGACCATTCATTGTAGAAAAAATTTGAATGTCTAATAGGTCTTCAATGATTGTTCTACGGTCAGATGCCGATAACTGCATAAATGGCGTAAAAGATGCTGAACCAAGAATTACAATTTGTGTGAATGATTTGTAATTTAGTTTGAGAATAAACTTTTCAAGTTGTTCTTGGTAATCTTTAGAAGCCGCTTCTTGGTTTAGAAGTTGGCCATTACAATAGATTTCAAAGATGTTTGGTTTGATACCACGAGTAATCTTATAAGCTTTGTTGTTTGTATTAAATTCAACTTCAACGACACAATCTTTACCGTTGATAGAATTCAACAACTGTGGTTTATTGATGCTACGAAATGGTTTGCCAAATAAACCAAAGCACAATGCATCTAGCAAAGTTGATTTGCCAGATCCGTTTTCTCCAACAATTAAACTGTTTGTATTTGTTGCAAGATTAATTTCTGTAAAGTGGTTACCCGTTGAAAGAAGATTCTTCCAACGAACTTTTTGGAACAATATCATTAATCAGTAACTTCCGTATTTAATGCTTCAACATAAAGTTCACGCATAAGTTTTTTCAATTGATCATTTTCTATATCAAGTTCAAGTGCATCAATATACTTAGATAAAATGGTCATAGTGTCTTCAGCTTGGTCAATAATATCATCATCGATTTGAACATCGGTAAAATCTTCAACGATTGAAATATCAGAACAACCAGACTTATAAAGGCTATCAAGAACAAAATCAAACAAATATGGATTTTGTTTATTGACTGCCACTACTTTCACATAAGTTTTTTTAAGAGAATCGAAATTAAATTTTTTCCAATGTTCAAAATCAGTTGTACTGTCATCGTACAAAATTTTGTTGAACATGGTATATGGATTTTTTACGAACACCATCTCTCTAGTTTCGGTATCAAAGATATGAAAACCTTTTGGATCAGAATAGTCTGCCCAAGTCATCTCATAAGGCGTACCAACATAAGTGATATTGCCATCAGAAGACTTATGATGAAAGTGACCAGACAAAACTACATCATAACGATTTAATAGTTTTTTGTCAATACCTGTGTCACAAATATTGCCACGATCCATTTCAAAACCAGCTATTTCAAAATGCCCAAAGCAAATATCAGATTTAGACTTTTTTATCTTGTTAAAAATTTCCGATTCATTCTCATCGCAAATCCAAGGAACAACATCAATATTCAAATCATCAAAAGTAATTGTTTCAAAATCTTGTATGACTTTGATATTTTGGTAATCACCAACAATTAATGAAGGTGAATTAACTTCTAAAGTGTTTTTAAAACTCACATCATGGTTACCAATCAAAGTATACATGTGTAAATCATTAGCAATCAATTCATCAAAAAAATACTTGCGAGAGAGATAAAGAGAATTGAAATTGATGTATTTTCTCCGGTCAAACAAATCACCCATTTGTATAATGGTTGTAATATTGTTTTCTTTTAAATATGGAAAAAATACATCACTGTAAAATTTTCTAAAATACTTGTGAAAATCCAATGAATCACCACGAGCACCAAAATGTGTGTCACCTAAAATGCATAATTTCATAACTGTTTTTTAAGTTGTTCGATCTCATCTTTAAGTTTAAGTTTCTTTTTCTTCAAATCAATAATCATCGATTGGTTTTGATGGGTTTGTTCAACACGAGTAACTTCACGATCAAGCAAGTCATGTCTTTCTTGTAACTGTTGAATACGGTCAAGTGTTTCTTGATTAGACATCCAAATCTCCTTCTAGTTCTTTAAGGGTTTTAATTTGTTTATTCTTTTTGTTTTTCTTGTTTTCTTCGAAGGTGTGAATAAATTCAGAAATGTTATTATACAGTTGGAACTGTCTCGGCCACCCATTGGCCAATGGGTTGCCATCTGAATCTTCATACATTTCAAATTCATCCAAAATACCAAACTGTTCTGTTGCCTTATATTTAACATAAAGTTGTTTTTTTTCTTTCATAATACGGCGAAGAAAAGCATAGTAAATAATTTGTGTAAAATAGGCAAACGGGTTCTTTGATTTTATTGGATCAAAGTTTCTGAAATACATTAAGCAGTTTTCAATGCCGTCAGAAATCATTTCATCTCGGAAAGAATATGATACGAAGTTTGGCTTACGAGACAGGTGATCGGCAATTTTTAAAAAACATTCGCCAATGTAATTAGGAATAGGAGGTTCTGCTTTGCTCTCAACTTGAGCCTTATCACAGGCCTCTTTGTATTCGATGAGCGCCTTCAGAAAGTCGGCGTTGTTGATATAGTGGTTAGTTTTCTTTGTCATAGTTTTACATTCTAAAGGTTTTATGTGAGTATGTCAACACCTGTCATAGCATTTGCCTAAAAGGGCCTTGTTTTTGCTCTTGACAAATGTTACATTGGCGGTGTTCCGTTTGATGATAATTCTTCAGTAACTCTTCCTAGTAGTGTGAGAGTTCTAATTCTGTAATCAAATCCCAACATTGAAGACTTCTGACCGTTATCGTACGGTGGCACTCTATCTCGAGAAGTGTATTGATCTGCCGTAATGTCAATCAATTTGTTATTCAAATCTACTGCCCACCAATGCCAGATGCCCTCATCATCAAGGCCTCTCCAAAGTTTGATGTTTTTAGTACCAAATACTTTTTGAAGACATGCTGAAGCGGTATGGCAATGACCAAACATTGGATTGGTACTGTTTCTTTCTATCCACTTCTTAGGTAATAAATCTGGCGTTAAGTTCTTTTCAATAGACTGAATCACCAATTTCAAATTAGAATCATTGTAATCCATCAATGTAGTTTACCTTTCTTTGCTTCTTTTAATGAATTCAACATTTCTTGCATGGTGTCTTCATCAACATCATCATTGTTTTCTTCCATTTCTAAATCTGTTTTATCGGTCATCATATTCGCTTCAATTTCTAAAACCGTATTTGTATAATGATCTATTAATTTTCTTTTTGGCTCAACAACTGTAATAATGTCATCATAGTTAATTGTTGCAAAGTTATCTTCAATGACTTCTAATGGCAACCAAGGTGCCATGACTAACATTGCTTGACCCGCTACAGGCATTCTTCGCATATGTAACTTCATTGGATTTTCTACACCAACACAACCGTGTTCATCATCCATTAAACAAGCGCCAATAATATCTTCGCCTGTGTTGAGTCTTAGAATTTTGATTTGAATTTCTTCAGTCATAGTTTTAGCTCGATGTTGTAGAATTTGTAGTTGAACTTTTCTTCATCGTATATTTTAACACGTTCGAGGAAATGTTTCAATGTATAATTGGCAGATTTGCCTGATCTGAAGTCATCAACAATGTCAAACAGTGTTGCCTCTTGTTTGTTTTCACCTATTCTTAAACCACGACCTATCGATTGAAGATTACGAATTCTGGACTTTGAAGGTGAAGCAAAGACAATGTTGTGGAGATTACGTATGTTAACGCCAGTGCTATAAACACCGTAAGAAGCCACAATAATAGCATTTGATTCTTTTTCAGTAATTGCACGAACAGATTCACGAACTTCAACATCGGTACCTCCAAAGACAAAGAACACATGCCGATTTTTGACATGTTCTTTGATTAGTTCATATAAAATTTTACCATGCCTTTCAACCAATTGAAAGAGTATTAAAGTATTACCGTCTAGTGAAAGAACTAGATTTTTGATAAACTCATTTCGTTTTGAGTTAGACACTATGTAGTCCAACTCTGTTTGGTAATCCCATTTTTTACTCTCTTTACAGATAAGTTCAGGATATTTGAGTATCAGACATTTTATCTTAAAATCCGCCAGTTGTTTTTTCTCAATCAATTCGGATGTAGATGTTGGTTGATAAACTGGCCCAAATAAACCTTCAAGCACTAATCGATGAGTTTGTGTCCCATCTAAAGTACCTGTACATCCTATTCTGTATTTAGACTCTGTACAACCTGTCATTATTGTTGTGAGAGATTTGGCCTTGAACGAGTGTGCTTCGTCACCAATTACAAAATCAAATTGTTCAAAGTATTCTTTTGGTTGTGTGTAGATAGATTGCCAAGTAGATATAAACAAAAACTTTTTAGCTTGTTTGTCACGACCTTGATGAATCGTGTGACAGTTTTCAAGTGAATCATAACCATAAGATTCAAAGTCTTTGTACATTTGTGCTACTAGAGAAATATTAGGCACAATCAGAAGACCACGTTTTAAACCAATTTCTTGGAAGTATCTCACCATCAAGTATATGATGAGAGATTTGCCTGATGCAGTTGGCGAAAGCAACAACATACGGCGATTTCGAATTGCGTAAACAAAAGACTTTATCTGATAGTCTCTTGGTTCAAATGGTAAATTAAGTGACTTAGTAAACTCTGTTGCTTCATTGAGTGAAAAATCTTCAGTAAGATAAAGATTAGAATCACATTCTATTGTATACTGCCGTTCTTTACAAAACTTTTCGATGTACGGAAGAAGGCCACGATAAATGGTAAATGTACGCAAATCTGCTAAACGAATTTTACCATCCCACACTCTTGATTTATATTGTGGAGTGAATTGGTAACCGGGTACAAAGAATGTGAAGTAATCAGAAAGTTCTTGTGCTAAACTTTTTTCACATTCAAACTTAATATGTACTTCATTTAATGATTTTAAAGTAATGTTAACCATTCAAGTCAAAAGATTTTCAAAACGCACAGAGGCATATTCAGGAGGCAATTGTAAATTAAATGATACAACCAAACGTTCTTTTTCGCTTGTATTTGAATCAACAAAATGATTAAGTGTTGATGGGAAAAAAATTATTGTGCTTTCTTCTACAAAATTAGGAGTGTAAAATAATACTGAGTGGTCCACAAAATTATTAAAAGGTGAAATAAACGTTAACGGTTTATGTTCGTTTTTATCATATTCTACATAACAAACTGCACTATAACCAATTGGGCCATGATTATGAATTGAATGACGATTACTTTTTAACAACTTTTCAAACCAACATGATGTAATTCTGTGGTGTTGAAAATTAAATGTTTTTTTAAAATTTTTTATTTCTTCTTCAAAAATAAAATCAATATCACCATTATACGAACTTACGGTGTTAATATCAAAATCAGTATATTGTTGACCATTGTAGTTTAAATTTTTACATAATTGTTTTAATTTTTGTTTTTTAATTTCCCAATTAATGCAATTAATGTGAAACAAGGGCACAAAAAACATATTTTCTACACTCATACTAAATTCCTTGTATAAATTTTTCCCAATCAATAAAAGACCTTAACTGGTATGTACGAGAGTTAAGTTCTTTCAATATAGAATTACAAACTTCGACAATTTCTTCATGCATTAGTTTTTGTGCAAGATAGCGATTCATATCTTCATCTGCATCCAAATATGTAGTAATGTCGGATTTGAGTACAAATGGAAATGGTTCCCATCCATGTTTCTTCAATTCATCATCATCTAATTTGCCTGTGTAGTATTCCCACTTGATTTTTTTTATGCGGTTATATTTGAACTCAGCATCACGAACCAATAGACGATGATTCGAAAGTATGTTAAGATACTTGCTATGAAGTTTAGGAATGTCGAGTAGCGCCTTACCTGGTTCGGTACGGTCTATCTCAGAGTCTTTCGCCCATGTTGCTAACAAATCATCAAGTTTACTCATTAAAAATCCTCCTGTTTCAGGAGTGTATCACAAAATTTATTCAGGAACAACCAGGTCGTATAAAGAGTACCTAAATGTTGCGTCTGCGGTAATGATACTGTCTGGGCTGTCAGTAGCGGACATGACAAAAGAACTAATCGAGATTGGAAAAACATCATAAAATTTAAACTCTAACACAGGTTGATTGGCAGAGGACAATAATGTTAAAGTAGCATCAGTGTATTGTGGTTGTTTTTGTGCGTATGGATTTATAGATGCCAATGCCTTGTACTCATCATAAGAATATGGAAAAGTCATTGCGCGTATCCAATTATGTATCTCGCGCCAAGATTCTAACTTTTCGTCAACCATAAAAGTAACATTTAACAAATCATATACAGGTTTTTCACCTGGTTTATAAAGCTCAACAAATGGAGTTGACACTGGTATTTCTGA